GACTTCGTATGGATATTCACCTTGACGTTCTTCAGGTTCTGGGTGTGCTGCTTAATCGTATGCGCGACCACATACCCCCAGTTGTTCAACCCGCCATCCGAGGCCTGGTTTTTCCTCGTCATCCTCCCGTGATTGTCTATCGTGATCCAGTCGGAGTCAATGACTTCAAAGTGCGGAGCCAGCATCGCCACCAGCGCACCCAGGTCGTACCCGCAACGAATAGCCTGAACCGGAGCCGGATAAGCATTCGTCGTTTGAAGTTCGATATGGATGTCCCCTGAAACGTAGTCTCCAGTACCAATGATCTGGAGCCTTGGTATATGATAACCCGCCCGCTGGACCTTTGCAAAATCAATGACTCGACGGCCGAGTTCCTGGAGCCGAGCCGTAAAAATCTCAGGAGAGAATTCACCGAAGCCATCTACGTCGTCCCTTTTGGTAACCTCGCCATTGTGAAGATCAGTCAGGTGCAGCACCATCGTAATCGGAGCCTGCCCAACATGGTCCTTTGGGTTATACTGCATCGGCTTGGGCTTGGTCCCAGTAATCGCGTCGGTAAGCGCCAACACGCGCTCTCGGGCTTCTCCTGTCGCCTTCTGCTCCGACTTGAGCTTGGTTTCCAGCCCGCGGACTTGATCCCGCAGATATAAGACCTCTTGGTCCGGAGCGAACTCCGACTTGAAGTCCTTAAGTGATTTGGTCACAGCATTTCCTTCATCTTCACAATCGTAGCCTTCGACCCCGACCAGACTCTCTTGCCCTTAGTCCCAGGCGTAATGAGAGTGAAATCAGTAAACTCGTCACGATAGCGCGAGAGGTCGTTGCCGCTCAAGCCGCAAATCCTGACGAAATTCAGTTCGTATTCCCAGCCGTCGCCAAGTTCGGCAAGACCTTGCTTGATCTTCAAGGGGATGTAATAGTCCTTGTCGTGCGCGGCGCGAAAGTCCGTCATCGACTTACCCTTTGCTACAGCCTTCTTTGCTTCAGCCATTGTTACCCCTCAGAAGTGTGATGCGGTGGATATTTAATACCATCAGCCAGCCCTAGGTCCACCGCTTCCTGGGCTGATAAGTAGCGATCGAAATTCATGAAGTCTGCCAACATGACCTTATTAAAGTCGGCGTGCTGTTCTTGAATCTTCGTTACGTAAAGAGTCTCCATCCAATCGCGAAGCTTCTTCGATTCTTCAGCGTAGGACATAAAGTCCTTGTGGTGGGCAGCCCCCATTGAGTCCCAGCCGTAGTGAATCATCATCCTGGCGCTAGGCATCATCAGACGAGTGTCGGCCGCTTGCAGAATAACAGAGCCCATCGACATGGCGTAGCCGGTAGCTATAACAGTCACATGAGCAGAACAGTTCTGGATCGCGTCATAGATCGCCATGCCGTGATAGAAATCCCCTCCCAGATTATTCATGATAATCGTGATGCCAGAGCCATTGGCAGGGAGGTTATCCAGCAAGTGCAGGACCTTGATCGAGCGTTCTGCCATTTGGAAATCAGTCCCGGATTCGCCTTCGCCCCAGGTGTCACAGCAAGACCCCATGTAAAAGGTCTTCGTGGGCAAGTGGACATCGTACTCCAGGAACTTGTCTACATCATCCCGAATCATCCTGGTCGCCATCAGCGCACCTGTGCTTTCGTCACCTGAAACACGATGAAGACGCAAGCCACGGCGTAGGCTATGAACATCCCGCCGTGCTCCCAGTTTTTATTCCACAAGCAGCCGATCCCGGTCAGCAGGTTTAGTCCTGCCATAGCCCAGACCGTCCAGATATAAAACTCACCCCAACTCATCTTCGAAGACCCTCCGTTCTGCAGCCCTGCGACGTACCAAACCTGGGAGCTTTCTACCACCGCCCCAGACCCATTTGCCAAATTCTTCCGCAGCGTCATCCCACTCCTCTGCGTTCACTTTTCTTCGGAGGGTGGAGGCTCTATAACGAGTTCCACCGAGATTGTATACAAAGGAGGTAAGTGCATGAGTCCGAGCAGCGAACCGTCCCACTCCGGGGGAGGCGCTGAGTACCTCCCGTCGATAGTACGGAATTGCAGCCGCAAGACGCGTATCTGCTTCTCCGCGGCTAATGGCAGGTACGGATAGGGAGGCAACCACCAGTCCCCATCCTTGGGTAGGGTAGCCTGCGGGGCAGGTGTAAGGGTAGACCAGTCCATCAGCTTTTACCTTATGGCAACCCTCAAACTCTTTAATCAGGTCAGATGCGTCCACGTTTACGGATGCTGCGGTCAACGAACCAAAATCCGATGATCGAAGCCATCACCCCAGTGTCGAACTCGTTTACGAGCAGCGTGGCAAAGGAGTACAGTGGCACTTCTTGAGCGACGCCATTATATAACAAGATGGACTTGTATGCACCGTAGAGGACCAAGCAGTACCAGTACGTCAAAACAGGTCTTACCGTGGCGGATAAAGCATCGACCCACTTCACGCCTGTAGGTTTGGCAGCTTCGAACGCGGACTTCATTGCTTCCAGTTCGCCCGCCGCTTCAGCCATCTCGCCTTGGACTCTGATCTCGTCGATCCGGAGCTTCGAGCGCAGCTCGTCTGCTTTCAGTTGCAGATCAAACATCGCCAGCTCGTGGGCCTGTTCCCGCTCCTGGGTCTTGTACTTGATCAGCTCTGGAATAAAGCGCAGGATGCCTCCGAGCGCCAGGGAAATTAGTTCAAGCATCAGGGCCTCCTCGCCGGTCCGTTTATCTGAATCAGTCGGGTGTCAATCCGATCCAAGTGCGTTTCGATACGGGTAAGGGCTCTTTCGACCTGGGCATTTCTCGATTCAAGAGCCTCCTTGATCGCAGCGCGCTCCACTTCCTCGACACTGATTCTCTTGTCCAAGGTAGAGTACGCACTGAATCCGGCGGCCATGAAGCCGACAAAGGTCAGTATATGGCCCAGGTTAATGGTGCCGTCGAAGCGGGGTCGGATGCCTGGATTGTAAGGCGGGTGGTCGTTCATGCGCGGCTCTTTAGTATGTTCACATCATCTTCGAGTCGGTCGAGTCGAAGTTCAAAATCGGACTTGAAGAGTGGTCCGTCAAAATCACCAGTAGCTTCGTGCTCAACACACTCAGACTCAACGTCAGCTGCGGCTGTTTGGCAGTGACGGCAGTAGAAAGCTCTAAATTCGTGAACAGTGCTCATCCGTTGCTCGCATCGGCTAGGATAGAGAAGATGTAGTAACTTTCACCAGCACCGAGGGAGGTCTTGTAGACCTCTGTGATGTCTGCGCCATTGACGTTCACAGTAGGAACTCCTGCCGCATAGTTCACGTTACCGAGATCCCCCATTGTAAGAGTCGGAGCAGCACGCTTGCTGTACTTCCAGTATACAGTATGATAGCGAGTTGCGATTGCTGCGGCATAGCTGCTAACGATGATACGCTGAATCGCTTCAACATAGCGCCCGTTGCGCTTCTGTATCTCCGAAATCGGTAAGAACTCGAAGGGCGGAGGAGTGGTGAAAGTGCCGATTTGCAGCTGTGGCAGCAACAGCCTCCAGGTCCGATTCAGTGTGCTGATGAGCTGGACGCCTCCAGTCGGGCCGAAGTAGTTGCCTGCGGCCCAGGCTCCTGCTGCCGATTGGTAGTTAGTCCCAGAACCTAAGTCGAACAGGAGGCGAATCCCGGTGCTGGCCTCCTTCAGCCATGTGCCTGTTGTGTCCCCTGGGATATTGATAACCTTCTGCTCCCAGGTGTTAGCAACGTCGATGGTGTAAGAGAAGACATAGCTTCTATTCGACGCGTTGTTCTGCAGGGACCCTCCGTAGGTGCCCGTAGTAGACGCGTAGGTCCAGAATGAAAGAGTTACGGCCTTTGCAAAAGCGGTCCCCCACTGTAGAGGAATGCAGTCAAAGCCCTCAACCCCGCACCGATAGTCGTAGAAGTCAGCTGCCCCTATAGCCGCATCAGCGGTAGTGGTCAGGTAGTTCAGATAAACGACACTGCCAGCGGCATACTGAGCAGGAGCGCTGGCGCTTGCCCCAGCCATCGTGTAGACGCCACCACCAGATTGCGTGCCGTTCCAGCAATCGCGAGCGCGCTGATAAGCGCTTGGGTTATACTGATTCGCGTAGGCGTAGAGAAACTGCGCATTCGGAAGAAGGTTGACAAAGCCCGGACCAGCGACTAACTGATTGCCAACCATTGACAAGCCGCCCGCCGGGTAAACAGGCACCACTTCGTTCGTCCCGCTCGCAAGTACTCCTGCCAGGGCAGGCCCTGTCGTCTCCAGCAGATGCGTGGTAAGCTTACTCTCCGGAGGGCCGTGGTACAGTCTGGTCATCAGCGGGCTTCGCTTGAGCGTGGACTTGGCGCTGGATGCTTAGCAGTAGATTCTGCGCACAGGCTACCTGTAACTGCAGCGCCAGGGCGATTGTGTCTACCTCTGATCCAGAGAATTCGAAGTGCATACCTACCCCTAGGTGTTGATGAAAGTCATCGAACTGTAAGTGTGCGGACCGACAAGCCCACCAGCTGTTCTAATGTCGATGGTCCAGACGCAAGAACCAGGCGCTCCGCCATTGTAGAAGAGAAGATATCTGTTCAGTCCGTCGCCAGTGGTCTGTTCGTCGAGACTGTACCATGTGCCAGAAACAACTGCAGTCGGTCCGTTGTTGGTGTAAAGACCGCCAACTGTCCCCGAGACGTAGGTCGCGCGAATGTCGCACCAAACACCTGGAAAGTCCCTTGCACTATAGTTCGGGGTGAACCAGCTTCCGTTGCTGCCGCCAAAGGTGGTTCCGGAGAAGAAGGTCATGTTCCCGCCGCGAGGCTCCATCAAGAACCCACCACCACCGCCAGCGCCTGAGGCAGAGCAGGAGCAGGCTCCTAGCGATGCGGAACGGAGCCCCTTGCTCCAGAAGTGGTTCGGCATGATGACCGGGGAGCCGCCTTGATCAGCCATCTTAGCAATACGTCCGCCTATACTGCCGATTCCGCCAACAGTCGACGTAAGGAGCAGATTCGGGGCAGCCGCGCCAGCTTCCGCAAAAAGCTGTGTGCTGGTTAGTGCTCCACTAGCTGGCAGCATGAGCAAGCCTTTTCGCGACTACGACTGCGGCAATAGCACCAAGACGCATGTAGTCCAAAGACCTGATTCCGTCGTCCGAATAGTGCACAGCCAAGGGAAGGATAGCTTCTACGTCTTGAGCCTTGAAGCCGAGTTCCTGACGGCCGGTATCGCGTCTGGTGTATTCGTACACCGGAAGGGAGGCCAGCTGCTCTACAGTAAGCTCAAGCCGTTTGAAGTCCGTTTTCAGCCGCTCGTCCGAGTTGGCTGTAACTGTCGTAGTGACCACCATAGCGCCTGCATTGTCCACGGTCACTAGAGTTGTGCCGCCAGCATTTGTGATGTTCAAAGACGGTGTAGCGCTGTCCGTAGCTCCGAAGTGGATGGCTTGCGCTGCCGTCGCTCGCGTCTCGTTATAGGCTACTCCGAGGGCAATGTTCGCACTCGCTCCGGAGAAGTAAGACCTTGCTCCGTTGACTTGAAGGGCAGCACTGGCGTGCATCGTCGTGCCAAGAATTCGTTGGCCTTCGCTAAACCATAAGCCCTTCAGCACACCATCGATGGAGATTCCGATCTGGTCGTCGGCGGGCGCATAGAGTCCAGTGTTAATGCCATTCCCTGTCCAGAAGAGCGAGGGGCTTGCCGCAGACCCAGGATGCAAGTTCGAGAGCCTGTTCCCACCAAGGTTCAGGGTCCCGGTCATAGCTGCCTGACCATCTCGCACGAGAACCGCTGACAGGGCAGTCGCCACGTCAGCCAGGGTGGTGTTGGCCCAAGCGCTGGTAATAGTAGTCCCTGTGACTACCGGGTTTCCGCCTGGGAGTGAGTATGTTCCGCTACCATTGAAGGGCATGTGGCACCTTTATAAATTAGTTCTGTGGCTCTTCTACCTGCGGGGCTGCCCCCGAGGCCGTGGAGCCCACAAGGCCAGGAGTATCCTTAACCTTGCCTTTCTTCATTTCAGCGATCAGGTCCTCCAGTGACTTGGAGAGTAAGTCGTCATATTGCTGCTTTGTGATAAACGGCATACGGCGCTTAAAGGTCTGGAACCCGCGATATGCGACCGCACCGATTCGAGCTGCCGCAGCACTAAGCATGCTCTCGGCTTCAGATCCAGGTATCAGCGCTGCGTGCTTGCCCGCCAGTTTCTTCACATCCGCTGCCACAGCCTCGTCACCTTGGAGGGCTGGCAGCTCTCGCTGTTGTTGCAACTTGGCTTGGATTTTGGTCCCACTCGACAGCATGGCAGCTTTCTCCCCCAGGGTACGCAGGGAAGTGCCTTCTGGGGCAGCTTGCCAAGCCATCTTGTCGGGCTCAGCTCCCTCGAGCGCAGCCATCAAGCGTTGCCGGGGGGTAAGAGCTTTCAAGGCGTCACTGATCTGAGACCTAGCCGTAACAGGAGCTATGATCCGTTTGCCCGCGGCCAACACCCCGCCAGACCCTAGACCTGCCGTTGCTCCGAGAGCTATCTGAGCTTCTGGGGGAAGGCCTGCTTGTCCGGCAGCTTCCGAGGCACCCGCACTCGCGCCTCCAGCCACTGCGTTGATAACAGGCCCACCAGGGAACAACAGCCCACCCGTCGCACCTTGCGCTATGACAGCAGGAATATCACCTTCCAGCGGACGACCTGCCAGCTGATCCCGCAGTGCGTTGACCTTAGGCGTCAGGCCCAAGGACTTGTACTTCTCCATCAGCTGTTCGAAAGCGGTAGCTCTACCACCCTCCGACTTGAGCTTATCCACACCGAAGGAAGCCAAGTCGCCGAGCCCGCTAACAGCTCTCGCAGGTCCAGTCACCGCAGCTGCTGCCAGTTCTCGAGCGCGCGAGCCGGCTATCTGCATTCCAGTAGGAGGCACGCCAAGCCCTAGCTGCCCGAACGCATTCTCCTGCGCCTGAGCATCAGTCACGTTCTCGGGGACCCCTTCCAGGACTACTTGCCGTCCGTCCGGGAGGGTCATCTCGACAGTACGATCAGCCACGTTTGCCCTTGTATTTTAGCTTGACTGGGGGAGGAGCAGTCCCACCCTTGTCGGCGGGCACAAGGCTCCTCAGCGCCGGGTTGAGAATCCCTGGGTCGGCACGAAGTGCTTGGTTCCCAGCTTCATTCTCAGCCGTCGGGATGTTGCCGGAACTGACGATGAGGTTATTGAAGAGCCGCGGGTCGATCGTCAAGTCCTTGTTGGAGCTGGCAAGATCCGCACCCTTCTGTACCCGCCCGTTGTAGTCCGCCAGCGTCTGGAGGCTCAGCTTCATCGCCTGCTCCATCATGGCAGCAAGCGCCTCAGGCTCTCTCGTCGTGGTGATACCACGCTTCAAGCCCTCGATCATCTCGCGCTCGGACTGTGAGCCAGATCCACCCTTCATCCGCTCCAAGGTTTCCCCGAGGGCAGGAAGGACGAAGTTGTTGAAGGCTTCGTTCGCAGGCACATTCTTCGGCACATTGACGCCTGGGAGGAAGCGGGCCAGTTTCTGGATATAGTCGAACTTGTCCTGCTCCGACCCAGTCTGCATTACGCCAGACTTCAGCAACGCATAAGCTTGCTGTGTTGCCGCCAGTGCCTCGTTCGCCGGGATCGCACGCTTCTCGCGCTGGACCCGCAGGTCCTTAAGATCGTCCTGCATGATCTGGCCAGTGACACTTGCGCTCGGGGGTTGCGGAGCCCGCGGGAACCCACCCGTTTGCAGACTTCCTCTCGAGGTCGACTGGGAGTACAACGGGCCTGCGTCAGTCTGTGTGACAGCGATCGGGCTGACCTTAACCCCTTCCACCTTGGTCGGATCGCCACCACTAGCAGCAATACTCGCCGGGTCGCCCGCAGCACTAGCTTGCTTGAACACTTCCAGGCGTTGTTTCGCGAGTTCCTCTCCCAGTTTTTGGATATCTGGGAATTGCGATCCAAGCGCCTTTCTTTCAGCTCCCATCGGGTCGCCGGGCTTCATCGCCGGCAGGCCCGATGCAGCAGCCTCACCCGAGTCATCGACCTGGGGCAGTGACGGGTCTTGCACATTCCGCGGCTGGAGCATGCCCAGAACACCCTGGCGCTCAGCTTGCTGCTGCATCCCTTGACGCTGCAGGACCTTGGCCAGCATCTCCCGGCTCTTGTTCCCACCGTAGAGCCCGCCAACGCCAGCTGCCAAATTGTTGATATGAGCCAGCGGGTTCGAGCGCACATAGTGGCCTGAAATCATCCGGCCTTCAGTATTCGCTTTGTTCGAGGCCAAGAGCTGCGCCAGCATTTGCATCTGCTGGGCTTGCGTTACCTCGTCCTGGTATTGAGGCAGGAAGCTCGGAGGGCTATTGGCGGCCATTCATCTGACCTTGTTGGAGGGCTTGCAGCAGTAGCTGCTTGCGGCGTTCGTCGTAACCACCAGGGCCTTGGTTTCGCATGGCCATATCCTGCTCCATTGCTACGTTAGGAGCATTTTGACTAGCAAGGTACCCACCAGCGTTCTGCAATCCCTGCGCGGCCACCATTCCTGGGCCAGCCATACCAGCGCTCGGAGGAGCAGCTCCCGGCAGTGTAGGCGCGGGTTCAGCCATTCCAGTCGCAGCTCCGCCCGCCATCCCGCTCATGTCCATCGGAGGAGCCGCAGCCACTGGTGCTGCTGCCGGTGCGGGCCTTGTGGGATCAGGCACAGCGCCAGGATTTGCAGCCTGCTGTTGCTGGTACATTTGCATCATTTTCAGCAGCATTTGTTGATCCATTACCGCAACTCCTCAATTCCAGCACTCACAAGGTTCAGGTCTCTTTTGGCTTCCGCGACGATCGCCTGAAAGATAGGGAAGATCTTGGCAGCTTTCTCCGGATGATGTTTGCGTAAATACCGAAGACGGTCGCCTGTCTCTGGGACGAAGGCAGTGCAGTTCCAGCAGTCCAATGACGAATGGCTAAGGTCCAGGCGTTCATTCTTATAGCCCTTCTCTTCCAGGTACTCGAGAACTTCGTCCTTGGTCCATTCTTCGATAGGGTAGACAAGTTCGACTCCTTCGAAAACTTCGCCAGAGCGCGTAGGGGCAGTGTAGCGTTCGTCCTGCCGCTGACCCCGGATGATGGCCGTCACTCCCAGAGCCTTAGAGAACTCATGCCCAGGCTTCCAGATGTTCTCAGCACAACAGTCGAGCCAGGATTGTAACTTGACCGGCCGGAATCCACCGATGGACTGCCCAGTCATCGTACTCCACACAGGCAGCACGTCCACAGGATACCCATAGGTTCTGATGTTCTCGGGCTGGTTGCTACGCACGATGAAGAAGTTCGGAATGGCCTTCTTGAACTTGCCCATCAGCTCGTGGATTTCAGGTAGCTGTGCTCCGGTATCCACCCAGACCACCGCGACCTTGTTCCAGTACTCTTCCGCCAGCAGCAGCGTCGCCAAGGAGTCCTTCCCGCCAGAGAAGAACAAGGCAACCCGCTCGTGCCTCTTGAAACAGTCCTTCAGACGCTCCAGCGCCATCATATCATTATGGCGATCATGGCAGCGGTTCCGACGCCTGAGACAATAGCTCCGGTCCTGGCATCCCTACGACCTTGCTGGGCGTTCCAAGTACCAAGCTGGTTCTGGTAGTTCTGCTGTCCTGCACCCATAACGTCTACGCTGGCGAGGCCTGGGACTCCACCGCCTCCACCACCAGCATTGAAGTTCGGCATCAGGGTCTGTAGCTCGCGGGCGATACGATCCCTGTCAGCATTCCTAACATCGATATTAGCCAGGTCCGAGCGCTGCCCGAACTCAGCCGATTGCAGTGAGCGCTCCAGTTCCTGCGAAGCTTCCTGCCCGCCGCCAGCAATAGCTGCATTCCTGGCATCCGCATACGCATCAGTCCGCTGGCGACCAAGGTCCTCAGCAGTCGAGCGATACCCTTCGTCCTTGATGTTGAAGCCTTGACCCAGAAGCCGCTCATGGGAGCGTTGTTCGGCTTTATCCCACTGGGGGTCTAGCCGCGAGGTTGACCGAGCGTAGAGTGCGTCCTCGGCCCGTTGGCGGGTCCCTGCATCATATTGGGGAGTCCGATCGCGCAGGAAGCCGGAGTTCTCAAAAGGCTGCGAGAGTTGATCCCGCATCCCCTGCAAGTTCGGGTCCAGTGTAACGCGATTGGTCCAGTTGCCTCCAGCGTCTCGACTCCACTGGGACATGCCCCCAGGGCCTACGACATCTGGACGACCTTCGCGAATCTGCTGCTCAAACGCGCGCCGATTCGCTGCTTCCTGATCCGGTATTGCAAGCCGGGGATCTGGTGCCGGTGGTGGTGAACCGCCTCCGCCCATCTAATCTCCTCCAAAGGGAACATTCGGGAGTTAACCGCGAGATCAAGATGTCGTCTCCGCTTGACCCTGCTCCTAGAAGTTTCCCCTCTAGAATAGCGCCAAGCTTCTCGTGCAGTCTGACAGCCGCAAGGTTACTAGATTCTGTCGAAAGGGTCAACCGGGAGAGTCCCAGTTGCTTCACGACGTAGTTACCAATTAGGCGGAAGAGGAGCTTGGAAGCAGCCGGGTCGTCGATGCGGAGGTCAACCCAGAGATTGTGTTTAGTGTACTCGCGGAAGAGGGCTCCAGCAACCAAACCCCCATCCCACTCGACGCCCAGAGTCGTGCAAGGTACGCCGCCGCAGCCTCCTGCCTTCTCGCGCACCCAAGGTCCGACGCGCTCTGCATCACCGATTACAGGAAGGAACTGCACGGGGTGGCGAGGAAGTCGACTGCAACCAGGGACACGTTTACTGAAGAGCTGCTGATCCTGATATAAGGTGCGGCTGCGTAGAAGGGGAAGTTGTTCACAGTCCGCCAGGACTTTGTGATCAGGGCATTTCCAGCCCACAAGCCTTGATCCCAAACAGCAGAATCCCAGAGAGCTAGTACCAGCGACGTAGTACCGGTTACAGAAGTCGAAGGCTCCGTCACGTTGAAGTCTGTACTAAGCCCAATGGTGTAAGAGAAGGGACCATTAGAGCTGAAAATAGGTCGAAGGAGATCGATCTGTTTCTGCCCTTTGGTCCCTAAATAGTTGAATGCAGGCACGATGTTCGCGGTAATCGCACTCGCCCCGTCAGCTGTGCCAGCTGAGGCCAGCTTGACCTTTTCAAAGGACCCGAAATAGAGCTGCCCGTTGAAGAAGGCGAAGCAATTCGCGTCCCACCCGATGAATTCACTCCAGCCTCCAGACTGCTGCTGCATGACGTACTGCGAGCCGCTGGCGTTTGGCACGTTCATTAGCAAGTAGCTTTCTGCCGTATTGACGACAGTTTCCCAGCCGAAGACCGAGAACAAGGACAGGGCCTGAGTCACAAACGTAGGCTCGATCTTGTCGGTGAAGGCGGTAGACTTGTCGACTGTCGAGCTTTGCAACGCTCGAGAGATTGGAAAGGCTCCGCGATCCGTCAGCGCCAACACGTCCCCGCCGTACTTGGCCAGGCAGCGCCGACCCAAGGGCCGACCGATGTAGTAGACTCCGACCAGGGACCAAAGCAGCGGATTCGAAGGGTCGTCGCCCGCGTAGACGATGACCTCGCCTTCAGTCGTTATCAGCACCAGCTGGTCGTCAGAGCCGTTGCCGCCGTCGATGGTCCAGGCGAGAGCAGCCATCACCCGCCCACCCCTGCGGCAAATCTGGCCGAGGTTGAAGCGAAGGGCAGTTCCTGTGACCGCGCCCGTGGGCAGATACCAGAAGCTCAGCTCGTCCTTGGGGACGAAAATGAGGCGCTGCTTGAAGATAGTGACCCCGATAATGGTGGTAGTGGGGAAGGACCCGCTCAGGTTAGCAACTGACGCCCACACAGTTCCATTCCACTGCTGCATGTTGTCAACACCGTTGACTGCAATCAGCCAGCTCCCGGCGCTGTTGGTGAAGTTGACATGCTGCCATTTGCCATTCGTCGTCGTAACGACAGAGGCTCCAATCGCCCCCGGAGTCGTCACGTCGTAGAAGGCTGTATTCGTCGCTGCGAAGAGCTTCGCCCCGGAAGTCCCTTGCGGGTTGTAGTCCATCAGGGATTCGACTTCCTTCCCCGAAGGGAAGCCCGTAGCATGGTCACTGCTACCCCGGCGCATCTTAACTTCGCCAGGATAGCAGATCACGTTCTGCACCAGTACCGCGTCAGTCGGCGGCATCGCTGCCACAGAATCCCTGGTGTTCCACCCGCCGAAGGGACCTGGAATCGTTACCGGGATGACTACGGGCTGGTTCGGCGGCAGCCTAGTAATAGGCTCTAGCATTAGACTGGCCAGTTACCGGCGGGTACAAAGATGCCGGGGGTAAGCTCCTGCGACGGACGATCAAGGTACAGGGTGGGCTTGGTTCCGTCCCTGGTGGCCTTGTTCGCTTTGAGCATTTCGTACCTGCGGAAGTCCTCAGCGTAGGGTAAGCCTTTCTCTTCCTTCCAACGTGCGCGGAGGCCTATAGTCATCAGCCGGTCGTTGTAAAGCGGGAGGTCTGAGTCGTCAGTTGGGATGGTCTTGAAAACGGTCCCAGCACTATTAGTCCAGCAGTACTTGGTCCGGGTTAGCGCTGAACAAGTCTCGCCCGCCGTCATAATTGGCAGCACGTGAACCTCGTTCCCCATCAACTTGTACTGATTGATCGGGCCACTCGGGATCATGGACTTCAGCAGCTGGTACGAGTACTTGTCCAGAGGCCCGTAAAGCGGCTTCCGCAAGGTGTCATTCCAGAGGGTCGCGGAGTAGATGTCTCCCATCTCCGCGCCGAAGATACTAGCAACAGTCCCCTGGACCTCAGCCGCCACCGAGACCCAGGTTACTCTCACGATGTTCGCTTGCCAGCTGATGTCTTCATTCAGCTCCTCGGCCAGCTCTTGCACCAGCCCGAACATTTGTTGAATCTGTTCGTCTGGGCTCGAGACCACGATCGAGGGAACTGGCAAGTTAGTCCGGCGGGCAACTTGCTGAACGATCTGCAGCAGCGAATAAGCCATCTATTTCACCATTCGGACGACTGACGAAGGCTTTACTTCCATTCCAGCAAGGCGCTCTTCCAGCGAC